GCCGCGCTGTCTCCATAATCAACGTTGCCAGTACCAACGCCGTTCGCAATGGTGTTCGTCACGCCGCCAAGCGTTCGCTCAAGGTTTCCTTCCTCATCGGAAATACCATTGGTCAAGCTCTGCATGATGAGACGACCATTGCCCCGGAGCAGGTTCTTGTCTCTCTCAGGCGGACCCTTCCACTCTGGAATCATGTCGGTCACGCTGGTGAGCAGATTCGTGAGTGGCGCAAGCCCCTCAGAAATACCCTCCATCAACCCGGCAATAAGCTCGAAGCCGGCTGCAAGCAGCCACGTGCCCGCCCCGGCAAACGCGTTCACGATAGCCTCGACAAGCATCGTGCTTGCCTTCACGAAAAGCGGAACACCGTACTCTATGATTCCGTTCGCCGCATAGCCCAGTAGTGTGATGATTGCATTTAGGAGACCCTCAAGTACGCCGGGCTGAGCAAGAATCTGGAACAGACCCGTAACAAGCTGCATCAGACCGTCAGCAACCAAGTCGATGTTGTCGACAAGCGCTTGCGCCACTGCAAGAAGCAGAGTGACGACAGCCTGAATCAATCCCGGAGCCAACGAGTTGAGCAACGAGATGAGCTGTTCGAGAATCTGCGGCCCGTTGTTCACGAAGAAATTGCTCAAATTGGTGAGCACGCGCTCCGCAACAGGGGCGATATTCGTGACGACAGCCTCGAAAGACTCCATGAGCTGGTCAGCCAAAGCACCAACGTCAGCGTCCGGGTTAGCAAGGCCGGTCAGGAAGTTCTCCCACGATGCTTTCACCATCGCGATGGAACCCTGAATCGTGGTAGCAGCCTCTTTCGAGGATGTACCCGTGATATTCATCTCTTCCTGAACTTTGTGGATTGCGGTGATGATGTCAGCAAACGTGACACCCTCAAGGCTTTCATCCACAGTGCGGCCAAGCGTGCCCGCATCATTGATGAGGCGCGCCATTTCGCTGGCCGTGCCGCCATACCCGAGCTTCAGGTTGTCCAGCATCTCGTAGTTCTGCTTGGCGAAACCCTTGTACGCATTCTGTACATCCTCGGCGTTGGAACCCATCATGTTCCAGTTATCAGCCATGTCTGAGATAGCCATGTCGGTCATCTCAGCGGCCGCAGCTGTGTCTCCGCCGAGTGCGCTGATTAGGGACGCGCTGAACGATGTGGACAGGTCGAGATATTGGTTTGCAGACATCTGCGCCGTCTTGAACGCATTTGCTGCATAACTCTCAACGATTGCCGCGCTATTTCCGAAAAGCTTCTCAACGCCACCGGTAAGCTGTTCGAACTCACCGTACGCCTGCACGGCCTTGGTGGTAATTCCGACGATTGCCGTCCCGGCGGCAGCAATTCCAGCGGCAGCAACCTTTCCGGCAGTTGCCACTTTGCTTCCGAACTTTGATGCTATCTCAGAGCCTGACTTTGATGCCTTATCCTCGGCGTCATCCAGACCCTTGTTGTACTCCTTGGTGTCGAGAGTAAGCTTTGCATAAAGGTCGAACAAATCCATGCGCTACGTCACCCCCTTCACCTTCAGACCAGCGCGCTTGATAATGTCTTCGGCAATCTCATCACCGCTACGCTCATCAACCTTCGGGGGATTGATGACGTCGTAGTACCTCTGCTTCACAAAGGTGCCTCCACCGAAGCGAGCTGTGTTCTCGGAGATAATACGCAGGGCGTCGGAGACGTACACGCGGTAAGTTTCCGCATGCTGCTCTTCCAACATTCGTGCCTTTGCGTATTCGAGGAAATGCTTCAGGCTATTGCCGCGAAAGTCGTTTAGATAGCAGAAGCAGCGACAGCCCCCTGCGCCGAAGTCGTAGCTGTTGCTCCCTCCGCAGACGTAAAAAAATCAGCGAACATCGGGTCGCCGACAAGGTCTGCGAGGTCGGCGATGAGCTTGCCCATAGTCAGCTCCTTCGCATACTCGTCAACCGGAGTCAGGTTGACGGCTGCGAGAATCGCTACCAAGTCGTCCTTGTGGTCGCGCATGAGCGGCGGAACGCCCGCTGCGAGTCGCTTAATTGCAACGTCGCGAACATCGGTGCCCTTAGGCACGACCTGCTTCTTGAACAGAGCCATGGCCTTCTCATCGGCTGCAATGTTGGTGATAGGTACGATGCAGTCCGCAATGACGTCGAAAACGTCAGCGCCCTTGATATCAGAAAGTTTCATATGTCTATACCTCCGCAAATGTCTCAGAAAAGAGAAAGGGCAACAGCCTGATGGCCGTTACCCCTCCGTGTCTTCAGTGTTCTGTGTGTTCTCGTACGATTACTCTGCTACAGAGCTTTCATCGGTCGCATCAGATGCAGCGACTGCCGCCTCATCGGTACCCGCCTTGATGTAAATCTCGAACGGAACCTTCGTCTGGTTTGCCATGCTGTAGTGGCCCGTGAACTCAAACGACATCGTGCCCTTGCTCTTGTCAGCTGTCTTGAGCTTGAAGCCGCCAGTGGACAAGGCGTTGAACATATGGATGGCGATAAAGCCACCGTTCACGTCGCCGTTCTTGCTGGAATAGTCACCGACAAGCCAGATATCCTTGAAGTCAGTGTCTGCGACATCATTACGAGGCGTAATCTTGTCGACCTTGCTCTCTTGCGTAGCGTCAGCCGCGCCGACCATCTGCTTAGCCGAGTCCTTCGTCACCGTGACGAAAGTGCCGGACATCTTAACCTCCCACGAGTCAAGCTTCTTCAGCTCCTTCGTGTTCTTGGGGCAGTTGTCGATATCCTCGCCAAAATCCGTGTAGGTTGGCGTAGCCTCAAACGAGATACCGCCGGAAGTCGCGGCGATAATGTCGCCAATCTCACCAGATGCAGGCGTGAACTCAGCCGAAAGTACGCCGGCATTCAACTGAATCTCGTCGAATGCGGTCTCTCGAATCTTCGTAAACTTCATTCGTGTGTCACTCCTTCACTTTTAGTCTGTGGTAAGGAACTCAGCCGTGACGTTGATGTAACGGCGTTTGATGCTCCTATCGTCTTCGTCGACGACTGCTTGGCTCCACGGCGCACCGCGCTTGAGCCAAATTGCTCCGTCGTCGCATGTGATGACGCACCCGCCACGACCGATTGCATCGGATAGCTTGCGGGCAAGTGCGTTGATGCTCGCCTCTGAATCAGTACGCTCATAGATGTTCACCGTGAGCGCCTGTGGCTCATCGCCAAACGAGGCTTCGCTGAATGTGTACGTCATATACGGCATAGCCGCATTGTCAGGAACGGCGGTTGACGGGTAAGCCGTCAGCACGCCGTTGAAAAAGTCATGAATTGCTTTCGCCTTAGTTGTAGCCATTACGTCTCCTCCCACTCGGTTGCTTTGACCTGCTTGAAGGAGAACGTCGCGCAGTCAGGCGATTGTGTGTCTGCTTGGTCGCTCACAACGCGGAACACCTTGCCGTCTGAAATGCGCTTGAAAACGCTGTGATAAGGAAGGTCTACGTCTTTTCCCACGGTTACCGTGTACGTGCAGGAAACCTGCTCGCTCTCAGCGATTACGCTGTCCGTATCGCTGTCCTTCACGATTGCCGGGGAAAACGTCTTGCCGTCAGACCACGCGGTTGTCGCGCCGCCCTCTCCGTCCGGCGTGCTTGTCTTGACCCGCATCACACACGGTGAGCGGAACGCATCAATCAGGCTCATATCTTCCTCCACTCGTTCAGACGCGAGCGGAACACCTTCTTCCACGACAGCGGAGCGCCGTCGGAGTCGGTGTTGCGCGTGTAGCTGTAGCCGCCGAAGCTCTCAGACTTGTACGGAGAGGGTTTAGCTCCGGCGGTGTTCTCGTAGTCCTCAATCTCTGCCACCAGCTTCGAAAGAGCGGGCGGCACACGCAGCGCCCATATCGTCCCGGTAAACGTCTCATCGGTGAGCGTTTCGGC